CTAAAGCAGTATTCCTAGACCCTGTTGAAACTGTTAAAGCATTGTTACCAACGGCTACATTGTCACCACCACTTACATTTGTGGTTAATGCGTTTGCACCTATTGCTGTGTTAAGTGTTCCTGTAGTATTTGCAAGTAAAGCACTTGCACCTAAAGCAGTGTTAGAATTTGCTGTTGTATTTGCACCTAAAGCACTATTACCTATAGCTGTATTGTTTTCACCTGTAGTATTTGCATCACCTGCATTTCTACCTACAAATACATTAACACCACCTGTGGTATTACTTTTTCCTGCATTATGTCCAATTGCTACATTATTAGTACCTGTAGTATTAGCATTTAAAGCTAAATATCCTACCGCTGCATTGTTAGCACCAGAAGTAGTATTTCTTAAAGCAGAAGAACCTACTGAAGTATTTTCAGAACCTGTAAGTGTTGCAGCTCCAAGTGAGAAAGAACCTACTGCAGTATTGTTACCTCCTGTGGTTGCTGCCCCTAGTGCTTCATTACCAAGCCCAGTATTAGAATTACCTGATGTAATAGCGTTCATAGCATTAACACCTAACGCTGTGTTTAGAGAACCACTAGCAAGACCTTTACCAACAGTCACTCCGTTGACTGTAATGTCACTAGCAAAAGTATACGCTGCTGATGAATAGTCTGCGGCTTCAACGACGTTTGTCCCATCTTGATATAAAGATGCAGATTTACCTGCAGGTACTAAAATACCCGATCCGCTAGCAGTTTTTACTGTAATGGCAGTAGTTGATGAGTTTTTAATATAGTAGTTTTTACCATTAGCTAATGTAGGAACAACTAAATTTGATGCTCCACCAGCACTACCTGTAAGGTTTAGGCGTAAGTGACGAGCTACTTGAGTCGCATTTGAATCTGTTAGTGCAAGCGTTAAATCAGAAGCTGTGACTGCTTGATCTACAGTTCCTACTATTGCTTCTTCTAGAGCAGTGCCCAAGTTAGTATTGGTCGTGTTTCCCCAAGTACCATCTTGCTCTCCAGTTCCTATGAGTTCTATCTTTAAATTTGAATATGTTGACATATTGTTTCCTTATCCTGTAACTATCTCTGTCCAATCAGGCACTTGAGTAGTATCTATTATAACCCATTCTGGGTCTTGAGTAGTATCTATTATAACCCAGTCTGGACTGTTGAAAATAGATATGTATCCTTGTAATACTAATGCGCCACTAGGTGGTGTTATTATTGTTCCTCCAATTACACTTGGTGCTACTCCAGCTAATACGAGTGCTCCAACATTTGGAGTGATAACTCTACCTTCAGTAACAATTGGTGCAATGCCTGCTAAAGTTAAAGCCCCTACACTTGGAGTTATTACTCTGCCACTTAATAAACTTGGTGCAAACCCTTGTAGTGTTAGTGCCCCAGTTGCAGGAATCTGTATATGTGACGCTACAACATTAGGTGCTATTCCAGCTAATGTTAACGCTCCCACACTTGGTTCTATTACTTTTCCTCGTAACGCTGTTGGTGCTATTCCAGCTAACGTTAATGCTCCTACACCTGGAATCCGTATTGCAGTCAAAGATACCGTTGGTGCTACTCCAGCTAAGGCTAAAGCTCCTACACCCGGAGTTATTACTTTGCCTGATACTAAACTTGGTGCTACTCCAGCCAATGCTAGAGCCCCTACGCTAGGGGTTATTATTACACCATCTAATACTATTGGTGCTGTTCCTGATAAAGCTAATGCACCTACGCTGGGGGTGATCTCAACTTCAGTCATGCCCCAAGGGCCTGAACTCCAGGTACTTCGTCCCCAGCCGGTAGCCATTACTAGCTCCTTATGTTAAGGTAAATATGCCAGTAGCAGCGGGTAAAACAGTTAATGTGTTAGGGCTAGTTACAGTAAATTGAGAACTAGAAAGTTGACACCAACATAATAGTCTTCCTGCAGTTGCTCCAGTAGAGTTACGTAAAATAGCATACTTAATATTAACTAAGTTAGCTCCTGAAGCTGTAAATGCTAAACCTATTGATGACATAGTAAACTTCATTTGTTTAGCTGATGCCCCCACTGTCCATTGAGCTGTTGCGGGTACTAAATTTCTACCCCCAGTAACATACCCACCCGCTGCCGCTACTTCATTTGTTATCTCTGAATACGCACTTAACGTAAACGTAGAAGCGTTACTAGCCGATTGAGCTAATACCATTTTAAAAACGCCAGCACCTAGTGTAATGCTTCCGTTCCCTATATATTTTTTGGCTTCGTTATATAATTGCCATGCTGATGCTGCCATGTTAAATCTCCTTAATATCGGCCATTGATGCACCGGATTCTAAAATATGATGGAGTAAACCCCCATAAACTTCTAACTCTATCTCATCTCCTACCATTCTAATTAAATCTATAAACTCTTGGGCTTGAGATAGCATCCAAGGGTTGCAGTTAAATATTTTCCCGCTCACGTTTACAGGTATTACTATCTGCCCATCATTTTCTAGTTGCTCATATGCGTGATGCTTATTATCTTCTAAACATGAATCACACCCAAATAAGTGAAATCGTTTAAATCCTAATGTCCTAAACAACGGTATAGCCCTTAAAAGAACTGTTGATCCACCAGGTACAGGCCACCATGTTTCATACTGCTTATCTAATAGTTCTTGTAGCATTTCAGCTTGTGTGTGCCAAACATAAGTTCTATCTTTAGGTAATCCATCAAATACACTTGGATGACACTGTGATGCTATAAAATACTTACAATCTTCTACTACAGGTTTGGTAAATCGTGCATTAAACTTTCTTGCATCTACCATGACCATAGCAGAAGGAGTTAAACCATTATCTAAACACCATTTATAGGCATTATTAATAGTTATAAGTTTAACACCATTTGCCCTTAATTGCTTTATTTTTTCCGTATGTTGTGGTAAGGATGGGCCTCCTCCTACAATCATAACTTCTATATCATTAGTTGGGTGTGGTTGTATTTGTAAGAAACCTTGTTTAATATTATGAGCTACATTCTTTTTTATTTGCTCATCATCAGTATTAACCGTTCCTGCCTCTACAACATCTTCACCACTTATCCAATTACTTACATAAAATAAACATGCACCATCTACTTCTTTAGTCCAATGAATTGCACATTCTAATTCTTTAAACTTCTGTAACCACCATTTAAACGGGCGTACAGTTAAATGCAATTTATGTCCTACCAATTCACTTGCCTTATCATCAACAGTAGATATTTGAAAAAACACGTGTTGAGCTGCACTCAAACAATTACTTAATACTCTATCTACATGATGAGGTCTTATATGCTCCATCACATCAGTACAAAAACCATAAGCTGCTTGAACCGGTAAAGGTTCTGATAAATCTGCTTCTACAAATTTCAACGCATGCTTCTGTGTTTCTAACATTGGTGTTATATCTGCATCTAAACAGTTAGGCGCAAAGTCAACCAAAGTCACATCTAATCCACCAAAGAACGCTAAGTTTAATCCACCACGTCCTGTACCACATCCTAAATCAAGAACTGTAGCGCCTTGTTTAGGTTTAGCTTGAGCTAAAAACTCATGAGCTACTTTTTCTCCAGGAGCAACTTTTCTATACTCTGGCATATCCCATACTTTTTTATATAGGTCTTTTTCTAATGGTCTTGCATTTGTTACTGTTACTTCTGGTGCATCGGATATTACCGAAGATATTCCTGTCATTTTATTCCTTTCTATTCAAATCGTATAAGTGCCGTTGTTGCAGTGTTTTCAGGTAATGTTACAGTTAGTGTTTCAGCTGCAATAGTTTTAACTGATCCAAAATCTAATACACATACAGAATAATTACTAGAGCTGCTATTATATATTAAAGCTCCTCTTGCGGAAAATGTGCCTGTCCAAGTAGTAGGAGAATCAAAAGTTATATACACTACGTCTGCATCATCATCTTGTGTAACTGTGGCACCTGTTAATGTATTACCCCCAGCTACATACCCTGTGCCTACCACTTCATTTGTAGTTGTATAAGCAGAGGTAGATGAATCTAATGTAGCATCATCAGAGTACAGAGCTATTTTAAATGTGTCTGTATCAAAATCTATATCACCAGCTAATGATTTAGCAACAAATGTATTAGTTATTCCTTGTATAATAGTTGCCATTAAACTGCGCTCCCTCTTCTACCTTTAACAGGTATTCTAGCTTGTCCACTACGATAAGCATCGCGAGTATTCTTACCTTCTCCTAATCTAGTTAGTTCTACCATAGCTTGATTATATCTATTAGTGTAGTTGGTTAGTGTTTCTGGGTCGGACTTGAGGAACGTAGCCGCTTCCAACAATGAACCATAAAGTAATACGGAACTGTAATTATCTCCCAGCCAAGACGTACCGCTAGCGGCAGTAGTAATAGACTCAGGATAAAAAAAGTAATGAAGCTCAGCGCCATAGCCTGTATCAGGTGTAGGGCCGAGTATAAATGTTGTATCATCGAAGACAGCATAATATTGAGGTTTTCCGTAGTGAGCTGCATCAGTATCAGGAAATGATTGCCTAATAAAGTTAACGTCTTTATTTATAAGAAAAGTATATTCGTTAGTTGCGGTATCAATACAAGCTAAACTATAAGTAGCTAGCCAATCATCAGGTACATTTAAATATTTGTTACCAACGTTAATAGTACCTGTATCATTTCTTCTTAAGTCTGGAAGATTAACTCCATTAAAGATTCTGTTTTCAGCTTGAGTTATAAACGTGTTTACATCTACTGTAGAGTATTCATCTTCAGTATACGATTGTATTTGTGCGACTAGCTCAGTATAAGTCATTGCTTATCCTTACGCCATAGGGCCGCGAGCTTTTGTGCCTTTAGTTGCTGCACCATTGCCACGAGTTACTACGCCTGTTGTTTTAACATTTTTTTCAGGATACCCTGCAAAGTTAGGTACAGGTACATCTTGAGGTTGTGCAAACCCATCTACCATTTTAGGTTTTCTTTCTTGATTTTCTTTAGCCATTTCTTTCTCCTAAGTTATTGTTATTGTAACAGTTCCTACTACTCCTGAACTCACTAAATTATTTCCAGTAAACT